ATCGTAACCAGCAACAGGACCGGCTGCAGTTGCACCGCCGCTATAACCGCCTGTACCGGCAGCGTTAGATGGGGCTTCTGACAATAGTGAAGTCATGTTTGCAGAAAGATCACCAGTTTCCATGAGTGCGCGTTCTGTGTTCTCAAGAATCGTTGCTGTAACAGCACGTCTATGAGCGTCTTTAATTGGTGAAAAAGATTCGTGCCCTAGAATTGGCTCCCACTTTTCCACTAGTCTTGTATAGTTATCCATTTTGGATCTCCGTTTTATATTTAATTAAAATTAAGTTAAATAAACCAAATGATTAATTATTCGTTACTTCTTAGTGTTGAAAGCTTCAACTAGAGCATTTATAGAAGTGTAATCAGAAGTTGGTTTTGTTACTTCCTGTTCTTCTAGAATAATTTCGTCAGACTCAGCTTGTACATCATGTTTTTCAACAAGAGGCTTGTCGCTGAAGAACGACTCCTTAATTACTTGAAGATTTTCTGCGTAAGCATCTACATCTTCAACATCAAGTTTTTCAGACAATACTCGCAGACGTTCCACCTGGTTCTCAGATAGTCCTTCCGACAGTTCGTCAAATTTTTGTCCTGCTTTGAAAGTATTAATTTCTTTTTGTAATTCAATGTTCTCATTTACTAGATCATTAGCCTTACCTTCCAACTCAGCGACAGTTGTTTCTAAGCTTTCCACAATATCAACAGTTTCTTCTGAAATGCTAATATTATGTTCAACAAACAAGTTCTTAAGTCCTGACATCAATGATTCTGCCATCTCAACCTTAATACCGGATTCGATTGCGATCTCATTTTCAGACATCCACTCAGATACAACGTAATCTAAATACTTATCAACATTTTCAGTAATAGTATCCAATTTCTCAGTTACTGCTTGATCTAGTGATTCGTCTAAAGACTTAGTTAATTCTTCACGAATTGACTCAGTTCTCTTGTTTACTTCTTCGCTTAATGCGGCTTCAAATACCAATGTAATCTTGGATTTGAATTCTTCTGATAAATTTTCGCCTTCGATGATTGACTCAATTGAAGATTCAACGACCACTTCTTCGATAGTCTCAACTTCTGCATCAACTTCAACTTCTTCAGTTGCTGGTGTTTTAACTTTCTCTCCAGCTCCTTTAGGCTCGTCAGTTGTAGTCTTTTTCAACTTGTCCTTTTTGCCTTCTCCACCCTCAGGTGTAATCGGTGCAGGTACCATTGAAATCCCATCGTCAGCAGTGAAATCTTTGTCTGCCATGTTATTCTCCTTTTTTAATTTGTTATCTTTACAAATATAGTGTTTATTATAACTTTACTGTTTATTTATAAAAGTTTAATTTCTCAAAGAACGAACGAATTCTTCAAACATTCTCGTCGCGGTTCCTTCATCAATAGTCTTTATTACAGTTCGATACTGTTTTTCAACTTCTTCTTGGATTTGATTCACTACTTGCATAGCTCTCCAATTTCCAGAGGCAATATCGTAGTAATACTCTACGTTCTCCATGATTCCATTTACGAACGCATTTGGTGCTGAAGGGTCAGTAACAATATCAACAGTAGAGAGATGGAAATCTTTTTGTACTTCCATTACTCCGTCTCTACCTGCCTTGACCGAACCAAGACCTCGAGTCGAAACCCCAATCTTTACTCCTTCGTCTAATAGGCTTTTAACAATTTCTCCCATAGGTGTACTAAGGATTTTAGCCTTACCATAGAAATCATTGCCATCACGTCTCATTTCTGTAATTAAATGTGAAACACGATCCCCATTGATTTGTGGACCATCGGGATGACCCAATTCTCCGAGAGCACGTTTAGTTTGAATAAACTCTGTATTATATCGAGCCATCTCATTTTCTAAAGTAGCGCTTGGATAAATTCTTCCGTTGCGATTTTTAATATCGCCTTGCATAAAGATACCTTCAATAAAGTAATTCTTTTTACCGTCTTCCTTTGCTTCAGTAATTACTTGAAGATCTTCATGCTGTTCTGTTATTAAGTTCATAATTGTTTCCCTGTAAATGTATTTATACAATTAAGTATAATGAGCAACACCAACCATTAATACTGCGCTAGCAGCGGCTAAAGTATCTGTAGAAGCTTTCTTAACAAATGATTGCCCAGGACCTGCTGTAAATGTACCGATCGTATTATCTCCAGCGTCTTTGTGAGTAATAAGTATACCAGCTGTGGTTGCGTTATATAATCTAACAAGAGTTGCAGATCCAATATTGCTAGCAGCAGTTATTGCAGCTTCAGTGCCTTTAACTTTAATTACGCTAGGCATTATACATTCTCCTTCGCAAACTTAAGGATTTCATTATAGCCTGCTTCGTCTGCAATTAAAACACTATACATTTCTTTTGTATTCGTTTCTGTTAATTCCCCAAACATTCTGTTGAGTATGTTAGCATCTTCTTCTGATACTTCAATTACCGATTCATTTTGTAATTCAAAATCACCAGGTTGTATTTCTTCATATGCCATTCCTGCTTTTCTAAACATCTTTGATGCAGACAACGGTTTAGTGTTAAGCATCTGATCGCCTTTAGCATAAGCGTATAATGATTTAACGTTCGAGAATACTTCAGCTAACTTATTCTGCCACCATTCTTCTGGATCTTGACCTTCCATTTTAAGGTAATCACCTATCTCTTCAGAAGCATAACATATGAAGTGTAGCTGTTTCATCATCATAGGAATTTCTTGCTGAGGACTTTCAAGCAATTCTTCCTCTGTTGAAACTTTACTTAACATTTCTTTAAATGTCATTGATAGAGTTTTACCATTGCTATCTTTGATAGTAACTTGTGTTGGCGAAAGTTTAGGCTTATTAATTGGTTTGGCTTCAGGTTCTAAAGAATCTTTATTAGCATCTGCATCTTCTTTTGTTGTTTCAGCTTTCTTAACAGGTTGCTTTTCTGCTTTAAGTTCTTTATCGTGCTCGCCCTTGGTTTCTTCCATGTCGCTATCATCTGTTGTCTCATCATCTTTGACAGCAGCTTTCTTAGCGGCTACGCCAAGGATTTCTGTAATTGATTTCTTTAGTATATTAGCAGATGTTTCTTCAGATGTAACTGATGCAACTGGCTTTCCTGCACCGGTTCCACGCTGAGGCAAGGTTTGTGATACTTTCTTTTTATATGCCTTATCGTATTCTGCTTCGGTTTGTTTACCGATTGTTTTGTCGCCGTCAGTTAAGCCAGGAATCTCACCAGTGAAGACGTGGTCCGGAGCAACAGGATGAGGTGTTACCTCGATCGTATGCTGATCCTTAAAGCGCTTCTCTTCTGGTGCCTTAGGGTCGATGGCTACCTCAGAAATAAGATCTTTAAAATTTTTCATGTTTAGTCCTTAATTTAAATTCTTCTAGTCTTTATTTATATTTTAATAAGCATCTTCTTCCGGATGTCCGCCAAGCGCGGCTTCATCTTTGATTTGTTCTTCCATAATTCGAGCATCTTCTTCCGACATTTGTAAGATATTAGCTGTAATCCACTGATGCGAAAAGTACTTACCTGTATAATCAGATATATCTCTAAGTGTACTTAATCGCTCTTTCAAAATTTCAGCTTCTTTCAACTCCTCAAAATAGTTATCTTTAACAAAGTCATAACGAATATCATTTCTAATTTCGTTAAACTCTTCAGGTGTCAAAATGCCTTTGAGTATCAATTGCTTTTCTAATACCATGCTAAATATCCAAGAAAAGCGAGTACGAATTCTTCTAATGAACTTACCAAACTTTAATTCATCGCGTGTCATCTCTGAAGTTCTACCAAAGCTTGACATTGCCTCTGGCTCTAAACGAGATAAAGGTACTTTCAACGCTTTATATAGTTTACGTTGAAAATACTCTAAGTTTTCGTTTCCACTCAATCCTGGTGCAGAACCTCCTGCTAGAGTATCAACTTCTGTTGACCTTTCTCCGCCACGACGAGGGAACCAAAAGTCCTCAGTCATTGTTAACATCTTACGAGAATCGCTAATTTCGCCACTACTAGAATTATACTGTAATTTATTCTTATGGCGCGCCATCATATCTCTAAGATATTGCTCTGCCTTAGCTTTAGGCAAATTACCTACATCAATATAAAAAATTCTACGTTCAGGTGCTCTTGTTAATGTATATATTACTGTAGCATCTTCTAGCATCCGCAACTGATTTAGTGGCTTAGTCGCTGGATGTAAATGCGACAATACTAAACTGTTGCTTTCATTCATCAAGCCTGAAGTAACTCTAGCAATAGAATCCTTCGATATCTTAATTCCTGAAGTACTGCTATTACCACCACCACCTGAAGTTGCATTCTGAAACCCAGACTCTGAATACATATAGTATTCATTCTTAACTTTCTTTACAGGTATACCTGAATGTGGATCCTTTGACTTCTTGTCAACTTCTCGTATTAACTTTAATTTACGAGGATCTACATATCTTAATTCTATTACGCCTTTCTTAACATCATTAGGGTCAATAATGATATGATAATTTAATCTTCCATCAACATAAAACTTATTAAACATATCATAAGAATTATTTGTAAAATCAAACAGTGCTAATACATTATCGAATTCTTTCGTAATAGACTTCTTCACTTTTTCAGGTAAATCAGTTTCTCCTAACGAGATATCAACTACTCTATCATTCGTATCAACACTAATCGCTTCATTTACAATATCATCTACTGCTTGACCAATTTCTGGCTGCATGGCCATTGAACGATATCTAGTAATCAATTCAGATTCCGTTTTGGCAGAACCTTCCATGTCTAATATCGTATTATAAAAACCACCAAGAGCATTACCAACGGTAATTGCCCCATCATCATTAGAGGGCTCGGCAAAAGAAACTGGTATGTTAGTCTCTTCCTCTGCCCTCTTTACATCAAAGCCAAAAATCTTCAAAATATCACCTGTTTAATTATATAGTTTATGTAGTAGGAATTCCGGTATTACCTTCAACTGTCCACAAATCGTAGTCAAAAGTTACCTGGAAGTCTTGTACAGTAGTTGATGCATCCCAGCTCATATCCATCGCGGTGATTGATGTTGGGAATAAACCTTCGAACTTATAAGTTCTCAATGGATCTCCATTTTTACTATAGTGTGTAATCAACGCATCAGATTTGTAATCCTGAGGTAAACCTTTAACATTGGATACATGAGAACTAATTGAATTAGACCATGCTTCCATTGCATTGCGGATTTGGTAATCTTCGTCATTGATTATTGTTACTGTCCAAGGCTCAAAACTGCGTTCGCCCGCGTACTTAGCTTCTCTTCCAAAATAAGATACGCCAAACGACGCTATAGTCGATGCCGGTATCGCTGCTGCCTTTACCATGAATGGAATTTTAAAATCAGCAACTGGATCAACCGGGTTCAAAATCTGGACTTGGAAGAGATTACCACGGGCACCACCGCCTGTAAGCTGTGATTTGAATTCATTTATATTAAATGCCATTCCTTTTCTCCTATGTTATGCTATTATTTATTGTGTTAGAGTGAACCGACAATTTCATCGAATTCAACACCGCTTCGAGTAGCAACAAAGGTTAACTCAATCACGTTGATTGAACGTGCAGGCTTAATAAAGATATTAGCCCTGAACTTACCTGAGTCAATTACCGAAGGAGTATTTACCGTTGTATCAGATACAACCCTGAAGTCAACAATTCCTCTTTTACCCTGAATGTCTCTTAAGAATGGTTCAACGATTCCTTTAAACTGTGCTTGGGTAAACTCGTCGTTCATTTCAAATAAGAATGATTCAGCAGCATTGGCAATCGCCTTTTCAACAGCAATAAACAATCTACGAACATTGATATTATCAAACGCACTGTTAGCACCCAATCCTGTTTTATCACCGAATAGAACAATTCCTCGTCCTACTTGCGACATTACTGGGTTAACGTTTGCGCTGTATAGTTGATCTCTTTGAGATTTGTTAGGATTGAACGCAAGTTTAACAACATTCTTGATTACACCCTTACGGAAACCAGCGGGAGATTCAAAAGGTTCAACTCTTGAAGCAAGACCTGCCATATCACCGTTAAGCGGGGTATATCGGTAAACATCGTTATATCTATCGTATCTGTACTTGTATCCAGAATCCATTACATAGTACGAAGAACTTGGCAGTCCACTCTTAAATGCAATTGTATTTGACAATTTCTTTTCTGTTTTGCTTTCGTCAACAACATCCGATTTAGCAGGCGAGATAAACGCAATTGCGTCTTTTCTGTAATCTGCAATATTTGAGATAAGGTATGTAGCAAGATTACCTTGGTCATCAGATTTACCGCCAAGTACGAATGAAACATCAATTTCATTTGAAGATTTGAATAAATCGTAACCGCTCGCCATATCGCTGAGAGTTGCTGCCGATTCAGTTCGACCTTCTGTACCGACGTTTGAACTTAATACTGATGTATTACCTGAAACACCCAAGTTAGTACCTAGTGATTCATAAGCGGCGGTTTTGCTTTCAAAGTGCGAGGTATTAGCAACTGTAATCCATGAGGATTCAGAAGTAATTGCATCTTTGTAGTAATTTGTTTTACCATTTGATAACTTGGCGCTTGAAGTTGTTGAAACATTAGAATATAATTCCAATATAGTTCCAGGTGTTCCACTAATACCACCATCGCTATCAGAAACTGCAATATGATAGTTACCTGTAGAAGGCTTCTGGCCAAACGAACTTGCGTATGCCCACTTTCTATCAATTGATAGTTTAGTTAACGAAGTCTCTGGTAAAGTATATTTACCATTGAAAGTAATATCGTAACCGTACGAAGTAGTCAAAACATTATTAGCTGTAGCATCGCCAACAGAATCTCTCTGCTCTTCAGTAATGCTTGCTACTGTTAGTTCTTGATATCCAACAGAATCATTACCGATTCTAAAAATATCTCCAGCCTCAACAGAAAGAATTCTGTTTGCTGGTACAACCTCGAACTGAGTGTTGCTTGTGTTAAATGCAATTGTTTGTGCGGTTGCCAGAATCTCTGAGTTTGCGCCTGTTATTCTGGTTGCGGTAATTTCCCCAACAGCAGCTACACTGTTTTCGTAATCAGTATCTTTAACATATGCTACTTCGAGCGAATTACCCAACTTGCCTGCATATAGAGCATCGAATGCGCCGTATGTGGTAAATGCTGCGTTAATGTCGCCGTTTGCATGTAACTGTATATCGGTTGATGACGCAGTTACTGCACCATTATCAACACGAGCTACCCACAATGCATTTGCATATGAAAGATAATCTGATGCAACAAAAAACGTTTCGTAGTTATCGTCACTTGGAGTACCAAAACGATTTACCAATTCATTTTCTGAAGAAACAAGAACTGCTTCACCTATTGGACCCCATCTAAACACACCAGCTATTGCTGCGGGCGGTGTTGCGATGGCAGGAACCGATGCTGATGCGTCTACCTCTCGAACAATTACGGAAGGACTTACGGAAAAAGCCATATTATTCTCCTTTAATATTATCTATTTAAACTTAATTTACTAATTTATTAGCTATCACGGTTTTATTTATAAAAATTTGTATATCTCTAAAAACCACTGCTATCAGTCCGATACTCGATCCATCCCCGTTCATCAGGAATATCGTCTCCAGTATCTATAAAGCCGAACGGTAATAATTCTTCGTCAAGCTGTTGTTCTGTTTTTTCTTTTAGTTCCGCTAGAGTATTAATGTCTGTTAATTCTCTAAAGAATCTTTGGTCTGACAACCATGCAAATAATACTAAAGTCATTACAAGATCATCATGTGATCCCGATTCTGCTTCGTATGAATTGCCTTTTTTACTAAATCGTGATAACTCCTGTATTGTGTTATAATCTTGTAGTATTAACTGATTTTGTTCAATTAATAGTTTCAATATAGAACAACCTTTTGATTTTACGCTTTTGGTTGTTCGTATTCCATGATCTGACCTCTTCCCGCCAAAATTCGATACTTGTTTCCCGGCTCGCCCGTGGTTTTCAGTAAAGAGAAGATTTTCATAGCCGTAATCCATAAAGAGTATATCGGCAACTTGTTCGCCAATATCGTTAATTTCAATTAAAACTGCACTCTCATTGTACATCAGCCCTATTCTATATATAACGGAGGCAAAGTCCACTGGACTTATGGTATTATCCTTATATACACATACTTGTTTGTATGGCATTTCCGTTGTATCAATTATATTAAAAGCCGAATAATCGAGTCCTTTACCTCTCGATACGTCAACTACCATCACGTATGAACGTTCTTGTTGTGCCGCTTCA